CACGCCTCCGACCGCCGCAACCTTGAAGGTCAGGTACCCCGAGTTTGCGGCGGTCCCCGACGCCACTGTCACCATGATCCTGGATGAGGCCATCCGCGACGTTGGCCCGTCCTGGATCGAGGATGACCGCGCGGCCGCCCAGATGGCGCTCGCCGCTCACTGGCTGGCCACTCAGGGCGGTGCCGGCGGCACGGTGACGGCCGGATCCACGTCGTTCCAGACGGCCGGCCCAGTCAGCCGGGTGAAGGTCGGGGACGTGGAAACGACCTTCGGCACCGGTGGCAGCTCGGGCGGGTCGTCGGGCTCGGCCGGCGACTACCGGTCCACATCGTATGGGCAGCGCTTCCTGCAGCTGCGCCGCCGTTCTTTCCCTGCCATTGCCGTTGTTTAGGGAGGCACCCATGAAGGTGACGAACACCCATTACAAGGACCTCGCCCTGCCGAACGGCCAGGTGGTCCCGGCAAAGTCGTCCATCAGTGTCCGCGATGATCACTGGGAATCCGCCAAGCACGGCGACAACGTCAAGGCGTGGCTCGCTGGCGGGTACCTCGTCGAGGAGATCGTGAATGCTCAAGGTCACAATCCAGACCCGGCAGAAGGGGAGCGCAAAGCAGTTCCTCAGCCGCGTTCGTCGCGCGCTCAGCGGGCCGAAGAGGGTTAAGGTCGGATTCCCGGCCGGCAAGGCGAGCAGCGATGTCGTGGCGCGGGCCACGTACAACGAGTTCGGCACCTCTCGCGGCATTCCTGAGCGCCCGTTCATGCGCAACGCCATGGCAGACAACCGCGGCGACTACGGCGATATGGCCAGGGCTTCCGCTCGGGCCATCGTGAAAGGCAGTTTGGATATGCCGCGCGCTCTCGATCTGCTCGGGAAGCGGGCAGTCGACGACATCAAGGGCTCTATCGATTCCAACATCGGCCCTGCTAACGCGCCTTCCACGATCAAGCGGAAGGGTTCCTCCGGTACTCTTCGCGATACCAGCGAAATGAAGAACTCCGTCACTCACGACCTGGACTGAACCATGGACATCCTCGGCATGGCCTCAGTCGCCATCGACGTGATGGCGCAGTCCGTCACGCGCCATATCGCTGGGGTAGGGGGCTACACCGGCGCGCATGACGAGTGGGTTGAGGGCGCGCCCGCCGTAGGCACCATCCAGGCAGTCATTCACGCGCCGTCCCAGCAGGACATCCGCGACCTGCCGGAGGGCATCGTGGTCGATGTCCGCTGGACCATGTGGACGCGGGCCGAGATCAATCCGGCCTCCGACGAGATCGAGTGGCAGGGCGAACGCCACCGCATTCTGCATATCTGGCCACGCCTTGAGGGCGGGTATGTCAAAGCAGCACTGGGCGTGATCCGTGACAGAGATCGAGCTGTATAACCACGTCCAGGCCTGGGTGAAGCGGTTCTCCAAGCTGCCCAAGGTCATTCGGGATCATCCCGGCAAGGTGCGCCCCGATGGCCCCTACGGCATGCTGAACCTGATCCGATCCGAGCGGGTGCATGAGCCGGTAACGATCGAATACGAGGCCATCCCTGACGCAGCGGCCGAGCCGTTCGAGCAGATCCCGGTCACCGAATGGGAGTGGGTGTTCTCGTTCAATGTCTACGCCTCCGGGGCAACCGATTACGCCAGGCGCGTCGAGACGGCCGGATCCGTCCAGGCCGGTCTTGAGACGCTCCTTCCGCTGACCCTGCACACCACCTCGGCCATCCGGCGCATCCCGGAGCTGATCGAGGGCAAATGGGAGGATCGGGTCCAGATGGATCTCACGATCCGCGGCATGGCCCACGACGGTATCCCGGTCGATGTCGTCGAGCAGGCCTCCATCCAGTTCTGGGCACCGGTCAACCGGGCTCTGCCCAATCCTACCCCGGCCGAAACCTATCCGGTCGGGTCCATCACCGTCAGTAAACCCCAGGAGACACCCTGATGGCACGTCTGCCTATCAGCCGCGTCGTTGACGTGACACTCACGAAGCAGGACCGCTTCGCGACCCGTCAGGGCTTCGGCGTTCCGCTCATTCTCACTTCCGAGACCACCGGGCCGGTCAATGCGACGACCCGCACCAAGGTCTACGGCTCCATCGACGAGGTTGCCGCCGACTGGGCTGCGACCACAGAAGCCTACAAGGCCGCATTGACGATGTTCTCGCAGAACCCGCGTCCCCGGCAGATCAAGATCGGCTTCGTCGCGGCCGGCGTCTATGCCGCTGAGCCGAACCCGACCTTCACGGCAGAGCTCGACGCCCTCTATGCCTTCGATCCGGACTGGTACTGGATGACGGCCACCAAGGACTTCCGGGACACCGAGGCGCTCGATGATGCGATGGCCTGGGTGGATGGGAAGAACAAGCTGTTCCTCATCGACTCCAACGATGCAGGAACCGAGGATCCGGCCAACAGCACCAGCGTTGCGGCCCGTAACAAGAAGATCCGGGCTCGTTCCGGCGTCTTCTACCACACCGACGCGTCGCTCTATCCGTCGGCAGCGCTCATCGCCTTCGCGGCCCGGCGCGACTTCGACCAGGTCAACACGGCCTATACCGCGAAATTCAAGCGCCTGATCGGCATCTCGGCGGTGAACAAGGGCTCGGCCGCCGTCCAGGCGGTCACCGGCTTCGTACCCGGCATCGGCCTCGATGCCGCCCAGGGCCACATGGCCAACACCTACGTCAACATCGGCGGCCTCGACATGGTTGTGGAAGGCCAGCTGCTCGACGGCTCGTTCATCGACGAGCTGCATGCCGCGGACTGGATCATCGCCCGCACCGAAGAGGAGATGCTCTCGGTCCTGGCGAACAATCCACGCATTCCCTACACCAACACCGGTATTCAGCAGCTCGTCTCGGCCGTGGAGGCGGTGTGCAACCGGGCCTTTGTCGCCGGGTTGATCGCCGACTTCGATGATCCCGAGACTGGCGAGCTCCTGCCGGCCTATGACATCCAGGTCGAGCGGGTGGAGGCCATCCCGGCCGCCCAGCGGCGCCAGCGCATCGCGCCTGTGATCGACGCCCGCTTCCGCTATGCCGGGGCCGTGCACTACGCCTCCGCCCGCTTCCTCATGCAGTTCTGATCGGAGCCTGACCGATGGCAAGCACCACTACCGCCTACAGCTACAAGAACGTCTCGGTCACCATCGACGGACGCCCGATCGAGGGCTTCTGGGAGGGCGACGACGCAGTCACGATCGAGCGCAACTCCGACAACGCAGAGCCGATGGTGGGTGTCGATGGCACCGCCACCGTCTCGATCTCGGCCGATGATAGCGTGGTCATCACCCTGAAGCTCCAGCCGAACAGCCCGGCCAACCAGGTCCTGCAGAACAAGTACCTGCAAAACCGTTCCGGCCGCGCCGCTCCGTTCCCGGTATCGATCCGTGATACGGGCAGCGGGGAGGGTGGCTCTTCGGCCTACTGCGTCGTGACCCAGCGGCCGAGCGTCAGTCTCGGCAAGAACGCGACGGAACGGGAGTGGGTGATCTTCGCCAATCCGTGGATTGAGACCCCGATCAGCTATGGAGCTGCGTGATGGCTGAGCGCAAGATCGGGAACCACACCTACAGGACCGAACCTCTGAACGCAGTGGCGAGCCTCAAGCTCCTCACCCGGCTCACCAAGATCCTCGGCCCGGCCCTTCGGCACCTGAATGCCGCTTTCGATGCCGATGAAGGCAAGCGGGATGCTGCGGCGCTCGCAGCCTTCGGCTCTGTTATCGAGAGCGTGGATCCGGAGGAGTTCCAGAGCCTGATCATCGAGACGGCGTCTATGGCGTCGATCCAGGCGAACGGCGCCTATGAGCCGGTGGTGTTCGACTTCCACTTCACTGGCAATCTGCTGGAGGCCTTCCAGGTCGTGCTGTTCGTGCTGGAGGTGAACTTCAAGGGTTTTTTCGACGGCGCGAAGGCAAGCCCGCTGGCGAGACGGGTGATGGCGTCACCCCAGAGTTCATCGCCCGCGTAGCGCCGAATATTGCGGATCAGATGTTCATCCGGCGGGTGACCATGCGAGGCAAGGCGACCCTGCACGAGCTACGGACAGTCTACACCCTCGACGATCTAGCCGATTTCCATGAGGAGCTGGATCTGGAGGATGCCATCGCCGCGAAGCAGATGGAGAAGGGCAATCACTGAACCCTTTGCATCAGCCACGGCAGGCCATCGGCCTCATCAATGAGCTGCATTGTCCTGCCATGCTCGTCCAGATGAAGCCGCAGGCGAACTTCTCCTACCGAGAGCAGGACACTTCGGCCAACCGGATCGGAGATCTCTGCCTTCCCGGCATAACGAGCCGCT